GATTATCAGTTTTCAAAACAGAATTCAGATAACCATTGACTTTGTTTTCGATCCAACGAATCGACAACTGACCAGAAGTTGTAATTGCTTCTGCAATACGTAAATCATAAAAACGAAAATACTGATTACCGATAGCACCATAAGCAGAGTTCAGTGAAATCTTTTTCGCCATCTGAATATTATCGTATCTCGAAATATCTTTTAGAAACTTTGGGTTCTTTGTGTCTTCATAGTTTTGTTTTGCTTCGAGCATTTTCTTTTTGTATATCACACGATCATTGTACAACTCTTGCATAATTTCAGGTAAGAAACCCTGAAAGTTTTTGTTGTAGAAAGTTCCATTCGGTGCAACCGTCAAATTCATTTTTTGAAGTTCATCAGTAATTTGAATCTCACCTTTAAGGAATTTATCAACTGATAGATTTTTATCATGATTATTCAAAAGAGTTTCTGTCGATAAATTGTATTGCATAATCAAATGTGGATACAGTGAATTCAAATCAAAACTCATAACCCATTTGTGATAACCAACTTGCGGTTCTTTTACATACGCACCTTCATATGCTTCTGTCTTTTCACTTGAATGCATTTTTTGTGGTATGATAATTTTCTTTTTCAACAAATAATTATAGATTAGAATATCCCAGTATTTTACAGAAGTCATTGAATCTTGATAATTGACTTTCGCTTCATACGCCATAGTCAAAGCAAGTTCAATCAGTTTCATCTTGTCTTCAAGTTTATCTACGATTTCAACGTCCTGAATGTTATAATCAATAAACGATTGATAATCATTTGTATACCATTCACGGAAAGTCTCGTACGGATTGTCATCTTTTCTTTCACCAAGTTCAACAAACGCAATGTGATCTAACTTGTAAGACTCTTGATTTGTGTAAGTAAATTTTCTGTATAGATCCAGAAAGTCAAGATTTGTAACGCCGAAAATATCAAAGAGAGTATAATTCTTGCCCATTCTAAACAACTTTTTAGATTTTACAATTCCCCACGGAGAAAGTTTATTGAGTTGTTTTTCATCAAGGACTCTCAGTATACGATTACAAATATAAGGTATATCGAAGAACTCGCTGTTCCAACCAGTCACGATGTCTGGATGAAATTGTTGCCAGAAAGATATGAACTGTTCAAGTAAATCTTTTTCATCTTTACAATGAAGGTATAACACATTGTCTTGTTTAGTTTCATAATCATATAAACCAAAAACTACAATCTGTTTACTTTGATGATTCTTTACGGTGATTGAAAGCATTTCCTCAGTTGCGTTTTGCGGATCGGGAAACCCATTCTCACAAGCAACCTCAATATCAATTGTAAAGATTAAAATTTCGGATGGATCAAATTCAATCTGTTCGCTGTAATTTTCAGATATCCATGCGTAAGCATAGTTTGTCAAACCATAAACTAAATGCTTTTGTTTAGTTTCTGCATAAGTGTCAACGAAATCTGAGGCATCTGCCATTGTTTCGAACTTACGAGGAACCAATGGTTTTCCTTGAAGAGTTTTGAACTCACTTTTATCATTCGCCGATTGCGAAATAAACAAAGTTGGTTGATACTTCAATCGACGCTTTTGCCGTTGACCATCAATCACTTCACGAATCAGTAGGTTACTACCATACCTAATAACACTTGTATAGAAACTCATTATAATAATTATATCACGTAATAGAAAAAAAGTAAAGTTATTTTATGTCAAAGGTATTCTGTCAGAATATGAACTGTTCAATGTTGACAGCATATCTTTTGCGTGACTCATTTTTTGCAACTCTGAATCAACCGCTGCAACGATGTCTGGATGTTCACCGATGCCAACTGAATTGTTTAGATAAACATTTATGTTTGCTTTTGCCGAAGCAATATCTGCTTCATATTTTAATCTTAATGCTTGTAATATTTGTGTGTTCATAATATACCTCTATTATAAAATGCCTCATTGCGAGGCATTATCATTATTTTTTTTGCTTCCAATATCATATTTGGTTCTTAGTTCCCATTCACTTTTTTCTCTGTGAGAAATAATTTTGATTTGATTAATTGGTACAGTTTGCTTTTCGCTTTTATCTAAGATAGTAAGCAATCCCCAATCCTGTAAAAGTTCAGCAATTTTATTCCTTCTTGGAATATCATTCTCTGAAAAATTAACAGGTTTGCCATCTAATAAAAACAATTCTTTGAAATGAACGATGAAGTATTTACCTTGCTTATGCAAAATATGACAGGATTGGTATAGGACTTTTTCTTTTCTTGAAGAAACACCAATGCGAGAAAGTGTTTCACGAACCTTTAGAAAATCATCTGGTTCTTGAAGTGTTACCTCAAGCATCCCCTCCATTTTTTCGTCTGTCATTACTCTTCCCACCTTTATAAAGTTTTTGTTTTATGTAGGATAGTTGATCTTGATTTAGAATTGACAGTGCGGATAACGCTTTTTCATTACTATACCCATAATATTCTTTTACCAAGTCTAAGTTTTTATCCTTATCTTTTTTCATCCACGGACTATATCTCTTCCGTGATCTAAGAATATTTATAAAAAAGTCATATTGCATTTTGTTGTCAATGTGACTTCGAATATTCATCTCATTGACGAACATAATTGTATCGGTGAAAGGTGACAAACATTTATTTACAATAAACGCCGGATATTTCTTTTCCCACATCTCATCGTCACCTTCCATCAAGTTTTCTTTTGTTGAATTGATTGAATTCAAATAATCTTTTAGATCATAACTCATAATACACCTTTTATAAACCAGTTGTATATTCCAACGATATCTACAATACCAAACAGAACATTATGAACGAACAATGGTCTGTCATTGATAATGTAAGATATCGAACCCATAATTATGTGACCAGTGAAAAACAAAAAGAAAGCGTATCTACTAAATTCTAAGTTCAAAGAAAATAAGATGGCACCACCTAACATAAAGTAGGTGTATGACCATCTCCATTGTGAATTTAGTAAATCCTTTTCTTTCATTTGAATTTTACCTGACCCATAATTTCTGTCAAACAAGCAAGCATGTTGATTTCTTGATCAGCAACGAACGCAGACTTATATTGATAATCTGCAATCGCAAGAATCATATATGGCACTGTGTTTGGTTGTAACTGAACATACAACTCATCATAGATTTTACGAAAGATTCTTGTTGGATCATTGTCAAGATTTTTCACAACCCACTTGCGAATACTACCGAAATCACTTTCTCTAAGAAACGAAACGAGTTCTTTCATAGACTCGTCGCTGATTATGGATAGTAAACCAGTATCAATTGAACCGGATGCAGAATATCTTTGCAACTCATTCAAAACTCTTCGCCAATCTGGAAAGAATTTCTCAATCAGTTTTGCTACAACTTTTGGATCGTTTTGTACATTCTCTTCTTTCAAAATGTTTAGAACTCTTTTGAAAAATGTACCGGCGAGTTTTTGTTTATCTTCTTTTGATATACGAAACTCGATTGTAGAAAATCTGCTATGCAATGGTTCAATGATTCTGTTCTTGAAATTGCAAGTTAATATGAAACCGCAATTCTTATGAAACTCCTCAATGAAACCACGCATAGCAGGTTGTGTTGATTGTGGGTTTAGATAATCTGCTTCGTCAATGATGACAAACTTTCGATTGCCATCCATTGATACCGTTGAAGCAAAGTTTTTGATCTTGTGTCTAAGCGTGTCAATACCAGACTCTTCTGAACCATTGATCATCATATAGGTGCAACCGATTTGATTCAGCATTGCTTTCGCAACGGTTGTTTTACCTATACCGGGACCACCCGATAGCAGAAGGTTTGGTATTTGCTTGTCATCAACAAATTGTTGAAAGGTAGATTTTATACTGTCAGGTAAAATACAATCCTCTATTGTTTGCGGTCGATATCTCTCGACCCAAAGGAATGTGTCATTCACCTTACACCTCCAATGCTATGAAGTATACCAAATCTTTTGATTTGTGCGTAAACCTACTGATACCCTTTGCCGATACTTCAACTGTATAGTCACCTGATAGAAGTTTTAGATTTTCAACTCTGAATGTGTAAGAACCTTCACTCAAAGATGTTTGACAATCTAAATCAACAGAATAAACATTTGAAGTGTCATTCTTTCTGTCCGTTACTTGAAGTTTGCAATTAGTGTTAGATTCAATTGTCAAAACTAAATCTGGAACACCTAATACTGCCGCCGCTTTTTGTAGCGAACCGAAAGTATCTTGCGTCAATTCAAATGTCAGTTCAGCATCTGGCATCTTGATGTCTGTTTTTGGTGTAGTGATCATAGACGAATCAGAATACATATATCTCAAATTATTCTGGTCGTTTTTGATAACCACATCCAAGTCACCGAAAGAAAGTTCTGGATCTTCGAACAATGACAGCGCAGATAAGAATTCATTCAAATCATAAATCGCAAAGTCTTTGTCAAAAGATTCATTCACCTTTGTAGTTGCTACAATGTTTTTCATTGCTGACATTGTTGCAATACCATTACCAGTCTTTACCAAAAGATTCTGGTTAATATTAGCGAAGTTTTTTAGAACTTCCCTTGTCTCATTACTAAGTTTCATCAATTTTTGTCCTCCAAATATATTTCATTATAAAATAGTAATACGCTGTAATGCAGAATCTTATAAAGATCGTCTATGTTTCTGCCATTCTTTTTTCCATACCTTTGCAAATATTTCATCAAGTTACCAATACAAAAACCTCTACCGTGTTTTGTATCCATGATAACATCTATTGCTTGTATTTTAGTTTTGGAATAATGTTGGTCGTATGTCGAATCAATATATTCTTTGAGTGACTTTAGTATTTTGTCTTCGTTGTGTTTGTATTCAATTTCTTTCATAATATAAAAACTTAGCACCCAGTAAGAATCGAACTTACTTCTCCGGATTACAAGTCCGGTGCATCACCAATTATGCTTTAGGTGCAATTATTGTCCCTTTTTTAAGAAGAAAGGGACTATAAAACTTCAAACCCGATTAACCAATATCAATTGATCTAGGTTTCTTGTGTTCTGGTATTTCATGTTTTAGGTGCACACTGAGAATACCATCTTTGTGATCCGCATTTTCAACAATCACTTCAGGGTTGATCGTGTATTGTTTTTGAAAATCACGGTATGCGATTTTTTTGTGGATATACGCCACATCGTCTTTCTTTTCTTTCTCACCACGAATAGTAAGAACATTATCTGCAACATCAATGGACAGTTCTTCTTTTGCAAAACCTGCCACAGCAATATCAATTCGATAATTTTCTTCATCAACTTTGATTATATCCGCTGGTGGATAATTAGGTTGACTTACTGATCTTGACCCTACATTGTACAGGTTATTGAGTAGCGAATCGTATCCTACGAAAAAACTATCAAAGTAATCTGAAAGTCTTCCTAAATCGGAAATGTATGTTGTTGTGTTTGTCATATGTTTGCCTCCTCAGACAGCAATTTAAATTTTAGAACCCTTACGGCGTTCTCTTTATTATTTATAGTATAACTCATAATCATAAAAAAGTAAACCATTTTTTTTATTTTTTATTAGGAAAGTGTGGGATTCGAACCCACGGATCCCGTGAAGGATCAACAGATTTCAAGTCTGTCGCATTCGACCACTCTGCCAACTTTCCGATTCGGTCTGGACGGGACTTGAACCCGTAACTTCCTGCGTGACAGGCAGGTGCTCTAACCAAATTGAACTACCAAACCAGTTCTCCGTGGGCAGGACTCGAACCTGCGACACATGGATTAACAGTCCACCGTTCTACCGACTGAACTACCACGGATTGCTTTTAACTATTTTTATAGTATAACTTATAATCACAAAAAAGTAAATCACTTTTTTTAGATTTTGAATAAAAAAGTTGTGTTCTTCTATTTGAAGAATCGTATGAAATTGGATCTTGCAATTCAGTTATTGTTTGATGAACTACTGGATACCTTTTTGTGATTGAATTATATTTTGATTTATAATCCATTATTCATCACCAAACAAATCTAACTTATCAAGTTCATCTTCTTCACGATCCCAGTTCCAATTCCAGTCTGACTCATTCGAACCTCTTTGTTCTTGTAAGATATTTTCCAACGCCGTAACTACTTTGTCATCGTCAAATTCATAACCCATAACTTTCAACACAACGCAAAATTTCTCCATGAGTTCAACCCAACTAATAGTGTCTTCTTTAATTTCTGTTTTGAAATTGTTCAGACCATAAGGTTCATAATCATCATTATTATTTTCCCATTCTATTTTAAGCATTTTTCACCTCTGCATATTCATACCATTGTTGGCAAACAATTCTACCATCAGTTTTAAATTCTTTTTCAGAATAACCATTTGCAATTAACCAATCATGTATGAATTCATATTTGTCCCACCATTCTTCATCTAAGATTTTTGGAAAACCATATTGTTCTCCGTTTGGTGGTAATATCATTGTAACTACTTTTTTCATTTGCGCTTTTTCTTTTGGAGTTCTGTTGGTCGCAATGATCTTTGAACATACGCCTTCAAAACAAACTCATCAACTATTTCTTGAAACTTTTCATCCTTATCATATATTTTAATGAACTTATAAAATACTTGATTTCTTTGATCATCTGATAACAAAATATCACCTCTTGCCATGACATTTATTCATGTATCTAACAACGCTTTCTTTGTTTATGACCATGAACTCTTTACCATTAATACAATACACACACGCACTCTCATTGCAAAAGTGCGGACTTAATGAACCTGAATGCTCACCGTAATTGATCGGTAAAGTTTTGAATAAAAATATTATTGTGCCAACCAGAAAACCGAATAGCACTGCGATTGTAAGATATAATCTAAATTCAATTCTTTCTATTTCATCTCGAAAAAACATCAATTACATTACCATTCTAATTTCGTTTTTTCTTTTCCAACTCAGATGCAATCCATTTTTTACCAACTGGATTCTTGACTGGTTTTCTAATCAATCCTATTACTTGTCGATACAACTTTTTAAATATATCTTCACCAGCATCATTGTTATCGACAAGGATGAAATTGCTTCTACCAAAATAATTTTGAAACTTACCAATGTTTGTTTGAACTGCATTCCACATCTTTTCAACCTCTTTTGGGTCAAGCGATCTTGCACGTTCCATATTTCTTTTTTGAGCAACATCCAAAGATGTGTTTACAAAAAGCATGAAAGTATCATAACCAAGATCCCTCAATTGATCAGATGACTTTTTTATTTTGTTAAAATCTTTACCTGTTCCATCAATCAAAAGACCAAGACGACCATCCATATAATTTTGTTTCATACTCTTTGTTATTTCTTTTGCCTTTTGACGAACCTCTTGCCCCTTTGGACTAAAAATATTTTTAGGATTCATTGCCATACCAGCATCTTTTAACATTTTTTCAAATTGATCATCAGAATTTATAACCTTCAAACCTTCTGGATTTACAAGTTCTTTACCTTTTCCACGACCAACACCTGCTTGTTTTGCCATGAATGACTTACCAGAACCGGGACCACCTGCTGTAAAAAATGCTTTGAGTATTCCCGGATCGTAAACACCTTCTATAAGTTTTTGATTTTGTTCTTCTATAAAATCGATTAGACCTTTCATAATCCTATACCTTTTAATTTTTTGATTGTTTCATTTGCTGATTTATGATGAATTGCCGTACCACCACGTGCATCAAATTCTTTAATGTTTCTCATATCATCATCAATTAGTATGGCATTCTTTTTTGCATAATCTTGTTTTTGTATTCTAAGAACTGTATGAATTTTATTTTTGGGAAAGTTGAAAACCCTTTTCATCCAATTAATTTTGTCGCTTGATGCTGCCTTTGATATCTCACCTCTTTTTGCAGATGGGTATGCAGTCAAAATACGAACATCATATTTTGAAATATAAGACCACAACTTTTTTGCATCTGGCATTGGATCAAGAAGTTCATATGTGTTTGATGGTAGTTTATCCCATTGTTTATCTGAAAATTTACCACCACTTTTCTTGTTAGCAAACTTTACAAAGTCTGCAATCACACCATCCATGTCACAATAAATTATGACATTTTCTT